GCTCTTACTTCATCTTGTTGTGTAAAAGTTCTTAAACCTTCATCACCTACAAGCCTATCAACAAAGATTCTTGCAGCTTTTATATTGATATATCTTTTAGCTGGCTCAGGTATGTCATCAAACGTTCTAAAGTAAACAACCGTACATTTTAAATCTTCAGTAAAGGTGTATCTATGATTCTTTCTGTCATAGAGTTTCAGACCAATTTGAATAGCATCAATATCTGCATGATCATGAACATTAGGATCAACTCTTAAAACGTTAGAAGCTAATGCAACTTTATCGTCTCCATCTCTTGTTAATTCAACATTAATCTCTGTATTAAAAGACCATCCTTCTGATTGAACTTCTTTATTAACTTCGTTCAAAGTGCTTTGTGCTAGACGAACATCAACAGGAACTGTACCTGTCAGGCTATTGATTGGAGCTTCACCAATAGCAGCAAGCATAATGTTGACTGCTTCGAGTTCTGTTGTTGCTGTCATTTTTTCTTAGTGCCTTTTGTTTTTACTTTTTTCTTATCGTAAGACATAGCAAAAAAAGAAGAAGAGTACCCACAGTATATGAGTACCCTTCTGTAATTGACTATGAAGCAGAAAGCTTGATAGTAGCAGCAGCTTCAGGACGGAGTGTTCCGTGACCTAGAGCGTACTTAGCAACCATGAGTGTTCCTTGGTACATGACTTGGTAATCATTTCCAGAAATCTCTGTGGTCATATCAAGTAGTTTCACTGTACCTACAGCTGACTTATGGAAGACCAAACCAATAGTCTTACTATCGTCACCTGAGTAAGTGTTATTTGAACCACCTGGGTTAGATCCAACGTTACTTTGAGGAACATTGTTAGACATAATCACAGGCATACCTGCAACTTGAAGAACTGTTCCTGAAGCAAATGAACCGTTACCACCTGGGTTGTAGTCAGTACTAATAGTTCTAGTAGCTGATTCAGGTAATTTGTAATATTCGGCTGGAGGGAGAACTACGAATCTGTCTGTCTTGGGTATGTCACGCTCATCAAATGCTTGAGCAATGTCATAGATAGCTGCTGCTAACTCATCACCAGTAACATCTGCTGTTGCAGTATTACCATTAGCAAGAGTTAGAACAGTACCACCACTACCACCTGTAAGAGTAGTAGAAGCTCTAGAAGCGTTAGCTATACATTTAGCAACGTTCTGATCGTATGTTTTGGCAAGTGCCTTACCTAGTTCACTAGCGTAGATTGCTCTTACGTCATAGTGGTTCATCAATTCGTCAATGTTTGCGACGAATGTCTGAGCAATAAGTAGGTCATCTATGTTGATGACTTTCTCATTGTGAAGGATTGCTCCTCCAGTCAGTAAGTTGCCAGGTGTGTGATAAGCGGCTGATGCTGTTCCGGTTACGGGAAATTGTGCTGACTTACCAGAAGAAATAGTTCTTACGGTATGTAATGTATCTGAGAAAACATTGTTTTCAGAGAAAGCAGTTAGCACTTCACCAGAGAAAACTTTAAGAAATAAAGCTTCGTAGGCGGTTCCACTATTGTTAACCAGACCCAGCCTTGACGCTGTTGCGTTAGACATGGATTACTCCTTGAGAGTGAAGATTAAAAAAGGGATTTGATACTTCCTGGGCGAATCCTTTCTCAAGGTGTTATCCCTCGCAAGGGGCAACTTAATATTTAGAGAACCTAGAAGTAATTTAATAATAACAGTTATTTAGTTTTGCCAACACCACTAACCTTTTACGTTAAATACATTTGAATCTGCTAATCGTCTTTGAACATTCTCTGTATAACCAACATCCTTTCCATACCTAGCATCTTTCATAGCAGTAACTACTTCAGCTGTTGATCTATATGGAGTTACACCACTTTGACCAGCTTTACCAGTAACTAGAGAAGGTTCTTTACCCATAGCATTGTTGTATTGAGATTGAATACCGTTAACGGCAAGTTGAATAGAAGCTGCGTTACCTGTTTCAGTTAAAGCATTAAAGGCTTCTACTTGATCAGAGGGAAGATTTTCTACAGCCCAAGCTGTTAATTTTCCATACTGTTCTGCTCCACCTACTGAATCTTGAATAGCTTTAATTTGACTTTCAGCTACTTCAGCAGCACCAGCAGATTGAGCTTTTAAACCAGCAAGATAAGAATCAATAACACCTTTAGAGAAACCAGCTTCTCCTAATTTGGTGTAGTCATCTTCAGAAATTTCACCAGATTCAGTAAACCTAGTAGAAATATCTTGTGCATCTATACCAGCTTCTTGAAGAACATTAGCTAAACCTTCACCATAAAGTTCAGCAGCATTAAAGTCAGTTTCGGATTCAGTTGAATCATCTGCTTTAGTTTCTTCTTCAGTCGATTCAGCAGCAGGTTCTTCATTAGTAGTTTGACCTAACTTACCTTGTAGTTCTTTATAAGAATTAGCAAGATCTTCTACTGATTTAAACTTACCAAGAATCAGACCATTCTCATCTTTTTCAAGATTAGCTAAATCCTCCGTAGTCATTGGAGGAGTTTCTGATGTTGCGACTTGTGATTGAGCCATAAAACCTCTGGGTGGTTAGTTAAACGTTATTGTATTGCCTTTACGAGTTTTGAAACTTCCTACTTTTTTAGGAATAGGATTTTGTTCAGGTTCGTTAGGCTTAGAAACAGTAAGTTGAGTAGAAACTTCTTCTTTTTTTACTACAACTTTAGGTGTTTCAATCTTTGGTGTTTGAGCTTTAGGTGCTGGTTCAGGCTGTTTCTTGGTTGGCATTAGTTTCCTCTGTTAGTTGTTCGGCTTGAGCGTTTTTTTGCGGATCAAGTAATGGTGATCCTAAAGCAGCTGGTCCAAGATGTTGGATAAGTTGCTGCTGTTGTTGTGCTTGCATCTCTTGGGCTATCTGTTCTTGTGTCTTAACAAGGTTGGCTGTATCTATACCAATGCTGTTAGCTAACCTCTTAACTGCTTCATCTACATTCATATACATCCTCATTACATCTGGTCCTAATGCTTGAGAAACAGTACCAATAAATTCAATTAACTTAGCTCTGTCATTACCTCTACCTAATCCTTGAAGACCAGTAACAATTTTAGGTTGAACAATCTTTTCTGGAAGCTTGGGAGCTTTACCTGATCTGACTAACATATGCATCCTTCTCTTTAAATAAGGAAGCTGAAACTCTTGAGTCAGTATTGAATAAATTCCACCAAGACTATTTTCTAATTCATTAGCCATTATTGATACTTCAGCAGCAGTTACTCTTTCTGCATCTCTTTGAATAGACCTAGACATAAGGAAGGCATATTCAAGTCTTGATTCAATACGCTGAATAGCAGAGAAAGCTACTTGGAAATCTCC